AGATAGCGCATTAATATGTAACGCGTCTTCTGGATCGGCAAAAAGATAAACTAAATCTGGATGCGTTGTCGCAATATCATTCTTCCCAGTCATCACAACCCTATTGCTACATACACCACACTCGCCTTGTCCATCATGTCCAGTCAAACCACTATATAATTCATTTTCTTTTTTCCATAAAGTTGAATTACATTTATGGCACTTACATAAATAACTTTTTCTACTAGCACCTGAACAATCATTAATTTTTCTTCCTAATATCGTCCAAGTAGTATGTCTTAATTCTAATTTTTGCCCCACTTCAAATCTATACCCTTTAATCAACGCCATCGTTATGTCCTCCATCAAAATAGGTATTAACGACATCATCCAAATCTACGAAATCACCATGATAATCAATACATGCATTTTTTAAAGCGTCTCGTAAATCAATATTTTCTCTTAATAAAATTCTACTTGCTTCTTCATATGCTTCTTTTTCTTTTATCGACTTAGAAACTATCTGTCTCTGTTCTGCTAACATTTCAGCATACTCAGATTCATCAAGTTTCAGCTTTCTAATAATCGCAGACATACTTATATCTGCTACTTGTTGCATTCCTTTACATGTACCAATATCAAAACCATTCAATTCCGATTCTCTTAAATTCATAAGCCCTATTTTTTTTAGCTTTCCAGACCATGAATTATCAGCACGAGTAGAACCTTTACTATTCTTCAAAGACAAGCAACTCTCGGCCGCAAGATCCTTAATAGCGCTAATCATTCTGGATTTACTTTCCTGCAACGATTTAATGGTTGCTGAATTTCTTTCAAGATTAGCAGTATCTCTCATAAGACCTGCAATTGTATCATCAATCTTTGATACCTGAAGAAACATTCTAGCAATAGAAATAGCAGAAGATGTACGAATCATATCCTCGTTCTGTTCCTCACTAGAATCCAACAGGCCCAATAATTGAGCATATAAAAAAGGCTGGTCGGTAACAGCCTCTTTCTCGAATGGATCATAATCAAGAAGACGAATAACATCTTCTTTGTTTTTTAAATAGCTATCGTAAGTGTCTTGACCTTTGTGTTCGTCTAAAAATTCATCAAGATTTTCCTTATCGCGTTGTTTACGATATTGGGATTTTTTCTTAATGTGATCCGAATCTTCATAAGTCATTCCGTTGTATTGGCCCATCTGAATATTCTTAATGTAGGCAGCCCAAACATTCGACTTAACATTGCCGGAGTTTAAGTTTTCCGTTTCTTGTACACTGGCATCCCAGACAGTTTCAAGATACGGCTTATTCAACAGTTTTAATGCCCTCTGAACAGTCTCTTTTGTTGGCTCTCCATCTTCGCCAACTGCGACCTTACCGATGCACTGTTTGCACACATTTACCTTTCCGGTATGATTGTCCGGATCAGTACTGACATAAAAATTATCCCCGGCCTTTAACGTATTACAAAGAACACATCGAATTCCTGTATCTATTATTTTTCTAAACTTTTCATTTTCTTCCCTGACGAGAGCAATTGGCTTGCGCCCAGTTGGGGTTCTTTTTTCAGCCATAAAATCACCTATACCTTTTATCTCTTTAATTCCTTCGGACGGATTTGAACCGTCGTCCTTCCACGAATGGATGCTCTACCATACCGAGCTACGAAGGAAACCCTATATCTTATAAGGAGGCCAAATGGCAACTCAGTCCATGAGCTGCTTCTCAGAATTCAGCCCGTAGACTGTAGCCTCAATCAGAGCATTCAGTTGCTCCTGAGAAATCTTAATTCCCTTCGCTTGCAACTGAGCTTGTACAAATTCGAGAACCATCGTCTTCTTCTTCAGACCGGCACCTTCCTCGGAAGTTATCTGTTCTACATAACGAACAGCATCATCAACAACATCGACAATCCATGCATACTCACTATTGCCAATTTCTCTCCGGATCAACGGAATAAGATAGCGTGTAATGAGCATACTGCAAACAATCAATACTAGTTTTAGTAGTTCAAATAATAAATCATCCATAAATCTTGTACCTCCCTTAAAATGGCAAATCGCCAACTCTTCACTAGGGATTATTAGAAAATGTCACAAACCCCAATATATAGGGGTTTCTTTAACTTTGTTCACTATTTGATGTGCCAAAAAATCGCCATTTTTTATCGAAAATTTGTTTGGAAAACAAAAAGAGACGAATCTATTATAATTCGTCTCTCGTTATAATTCGCGCTATGTCTTATCAGAACCACACACATTCTTTGAGAACACCTTCAGCAACGCCTCCGGATTAACTGTGTATAAGACCTTCATGAGTCTGGCCTTGTTTTTATCCAACAGAGTATCAAGCCGATGATTGTTCGTTGTCTGCGGGGAACAGATGAAAGCTCTGTTAACCAACCACGACATCAGCCCAACATACTTACTCGGCATAACCATTCCTTGAATATCCTTAACAAGATTATCAAAGTCCTTCCGAAGCAGAAACAAATCTTGAATATCTGAATCCTCTGATATCATAAAGTTTGAAAAATCAATCGCGTACTCTTGGATCATTTTCTCAATCTTCTTCGACTTTTTTCGATCATCCATCTGATACTTTACAAAAAAGTCAGATACCGGAAGAGTAGGAAGTTCACTATGATATTCCGCAATATTAACTTTGCTTAAATAATTCATAGGGCAGGAGAGTGAGCGATTCACTTTATACTCCTTGATACGTTCTCCGTTTTTAACTCTGGTTATTACAGGCCGGAATGATGGTTTAATTATCTTCCAGAATTCTGGATATTTGTTTTCCTTGATATTAGCATCCGCTTTGATGCGCTTAATCTCTTCCGTTAAATCAACATCAAATTTGCGTTTTGCATTATCGATAGCACATTGGGCTAAAACACTTAAAATGCTTACGTAATCCTGATATTTCCTATCATCAAAATTATAAGAATAACTCAAAATAAGCTGTGCCAAATTGCTAGATTCACCGATTGCTAATTGTGCTGCTGCTAAACTATTGTCGGCAACCGCAAAGTCTCTTAAGCTTGAATCATATATATTCTTTTCTTTCGGAATATTATTAACAATAGTCGGGAATTTCTCGTAGCAATATTTTGCATGAGCAACTATACCACGATGATTTGTTACAAATCCTGAATCTGAATCAAAGTCGCAGCCATTTGCACGATCTTGCATATCAGTATGCAATACATTTACAGCAATAATAAGTTTCCCAAATTTAAAATATCTCTGCCAATATGGGTGACTCCGATTATTATGCAAGTAAACCATATTTCCCTGAGAATTATACGGGCTACGCATAAATGCCAGGTATTCTCCATCTTTAAACCGCTCTGTATAGCACTGGATTGCCCCGTCTTCATGTACAAGTGTCGGATCATCCTCAACGTCCTCTCCGACAGAATGGAGCAGCATCGCATATGGGCTGCCAACGATGGTAAGATTATCCGCGTTCTGCAAAATATGTCCGGAACGAATATCTTGCGTGTACTCATAGACAATTCTATTCTTACGATTCCGGAAATATTCACACTGTTCAAACGTGTGATCTTGCTCGTAAAGTGCTACCAAAACGTCGAAATCATTAGCAAAATTAGCGTTTTTCTTCAAATAATCGATAAAAACGTTCGTATTTTTCTTCATAGACTCAATATATTCAATACTAGGTCTACAAACATCTGCCATTACCTCTTCGGAGAGCGCATTGACCATCTGATAACTCATACGCTGTACATCTCCAAATTTACTCGGATGAGCTGTCTTTACGACACCCCACAAACAGCCATTTTTATGCACCCAATCACTCCAATACTCATAAGTGATCCCATCAAATTTGAGCCACTTAATAGCATTATTAGTTGTTATCAATTTGATATTCTTCGCTAGATGTGTGTTCCCCCACATATCTGTCACGACGGCTTCATCATACTTATCTCCAAAGTAGTCTTTGAAGAATTGTTGTATATTCGTTGCAAATGCTGCACACTTTGTAAAGTGTTGCCGCAAGAGAACATATCCGTTCCCGTAATCCGGGAAAATTGAAAGGTCAATCAATGCCTGGCCATCAAACAACTCATTCGTAACAGTGTAATTATCTTTTTCAACCGCAACACAATGCTTATGTTCATCAAGCTCTACACTGATTACTTTGGTAACGAACTCGCTCTTAACATCATTCAGAACCAAAACATCTTCTGGATTAATCTGGATTCGATCAATAATGGTACTTGTTACCAGAGAAGAGTAGGCGCCGATT